GAAGGATCTATCACATAAGCACCCAGATGCCGAGCTTGATCAGCCCGATCAGCGATCCGACCAGCAAAGCAGCGACGGCAAAGCCAAGTATGAAGTCAAGCATCATCCTTTTCCTTTTTCGCCAGTTTTAGGTGCTGGTGTTTGTACCAGATGTTCACGATCAAACCGATGACAGCGATGATCAAGCCGCCAAAAGCCGCGATCTCGTTCGCAGTCAGGCCGAAATAAACGGCGCTGGCGCTGCCGCCGTACTGTGCGGTGGTTGCTACTTTGACGACTTCGACGCTCATGGCTTATTCCTCCGCAGGCAGCGGCGTGTTGCCCTCGGCCAGCCACTTCAGGTACTGCTGGTAGTCGGTGTTGGCAGGGTTCATCGGGATGAAGGCATTGTCGGATAAACGCACGACACTTGATGCACTTTGATCCCAAGCCGGTTTAAACAATTGGTACATGATTACAACTCCGCTGACGCTGTTGCGTTAATAACAAAAGAATCGGTAGCCCCCAAAGTTGCATTGATATAAATCAGGGCGTTTCGAGTTCCGATTTCCGCTGTTGCTGCACCAGCATCACCAGTATTGCCGTTATTTCTCCAACTAGAATTTGTGTTATTTGGGTTGAAGGTAGTAATCGTCGGGTTTGTTCTCATTTCAACTGGGTACTGCCAAGTTATGCCAATAGGGACTGTGCTGGCCGAAGTAGTCCATGCGTATGCACGAAGATTGCCAGTACGCCCTGCGTTTTGCGCTGGCGCAACCGATTGATCAAACGTCTTTAGGTAGTACCGCTGACACATCGCCAACTCGCGCCCGTAGTCGCGGCGCTCAAACGGCGAGGCGACAGAGCCAGCTTCAAGCTGGACGCCGGTGATGTAGAAGGTGGCTCCGTTGGTGCCGACTACGCTGGTTGCGCCGGTTGAAGAGGCAAAGTTGCCAGCAGCCCATGCTCCCGCCGTAGAACTTCTGGTTGATCCAACGCCAAGACCGAATTTAATGGTGACGCCGCCGCCGTTTGTTTTTAACCACGTTCCCGTCGTGTCACCTGCGACCGTAATCGTCTTCTGCTCCCATGTGTTAGCAGCAGCAATGGTGTAAGCAAACGGATATGCACGATCTCCAGCGTCGTTCTGAAATGCGCCACCAAAAGTGCCAGTCAAAGAACTACGAACCCAAAAGCTCAACGTAACGGTCTGCGCGCCCGCAGCGCCCCATCCAAGATCCGCTACGTTGAACCCCTCGACGGTTTGATAGACCGCGTACAAATCACCGGACGCAATGGAATACGCCGAAAGCGATGTGACAAGTAGTGAATTATTAAAACCGGCGGGGGCAACGGAAGACTGTTGAACACTAAATTTCCCAGAGGACGCAAAGTTATTTGCGGCCCAACGGTCTAGGGTGTAAGCGCCGTTTGCCGGCGTCACACTCGCCCCAGCATTACGCTGGTCAATAGCCATGTTCCCGTTGATGATGCGGTTGCGAAAGCCCATCGACCCCGTGGGTGCGGCCACGCCGTACAGGACGGCATTGCTGGTGCCGTTGGCGTCGTAGTAGTTATTCGAACGAACGGTGCTCATGCTTACTCCAGGGCCGCTTTGATCTCATCCGGGGTAGCAGCGGCATCAATGGCGGTCTGAATGGCAGCATATTTCTCGCGGATCGCCTGACGGGCCGCTTCAGCGCCTTCTGCCTGACCGGGAATCTGCTTGGCGATAGCCTCGTCGTAAGGCTTGAATTCTTCAGCCCGAGCAGCACGACGCATATCGTGGCCGATGGCTTTGGCTTTGGTGACGTTGATGACGATCATGCTTGGTACTCCCATGCTCCACGGAACGTGCGGTCAGACGGGATGTCAGCGACATCCACGATCTTATAAGGCTTGCCCGCCGGAACGTCTTTGGCCGCGATCTGTTCAATCGTCAGGCCGCACTCGGGGGCGGGGACAATGATGGCAACACCATCGTCAGTGGGGTAGATGATCCTTGAGTTCATTGGTTGTCCTTTGGGTTAGCGGAAGATGGCGTAATGACATTGCAGCATGTCTGCACCGCCACCAGAATTTGCATCGGTATTTACCTGAACGGCGGAAGTTGAAGGCGTTCCTACAACACCAGTGATGCCCGCCGTAACGCCGTCATGCCAAGCAGATCCAACTACGGAGTAATTGGCGTCGGGCATAGCGGTCGTGAAGTTAATCGTATATTGCCCAGTGCCTCGATCGGTAATCGAACTCACATTCGCAGACGCACGAATCGCCACCGTACCCGTACCGTTAAAGTTCACCCAAGCGCGACATCCGTAGGCCACAGCAGCAGAGCCGTAGCCGGAGTTGAAAGACAGATCGCCACTAAACGATCCCGTAGTTCCAGAGATGGCTGCGCCGCTAACTTGGATCGTCCCCGCCGTTGCAGGCAGGTCCAGCGTCACGTTACTGGCCGTGCTCGGCTCTTGCAGCGTAACACTGCCACCGCCGGAGGAGTTGAGTTTCAGGCTCATGTTTAGTCCTTAGCGGAAAACGGTAACAGACAATCCATTAGTGTCATAATAACTGTCATTCTCATCAACATTACTTATCTGAAACGATGAGGTTGTTATACTGGACTGAACATACCACTGTGACCTACTCCAATCGCTATAAGCACCCGTTCCAGCCACTGCCATCTGAATAGCATAATTTACATCAGGCATTGCTGTTGCTAAATTAATCGTGTATTGCCCAGTGCCACTATCAGTGATGCTGCTGACATTACCCGACGCACGAATCGCTATCGTTCCCGTGCCGTTAAAGTTCACCCAAGCCCGACATCCGTAGGCCACAGCAGCAGAGCCGTAGCCGGAGTTCATCAGGAAATTTCCAGAGGCATCAAACTCACCAACCTGAACGCCTCCTTCAGAAAATCCAATTCTGTCCGCGCCAGGGAAATAGATGCCGGTGTTGGTATCCGTGCCACGGATCGCTGGCGTTGCAGCAGAGCCGTCAACATCAGACAGGCCGTTAGTTCCAGAAAGAATTAAGGTCATGCCACTACCCAAGTAGAACCAGAAGAAACGGTCACTGTGATGCCGGAATTTATCGTCACAGGCCCGGCGCTCAAGCCATTATCGCCTGCGGCAATCGTGTAATCCGAGCTGACCGTAGCGCTGTTGACCATAATGCCATTGCTCGCACGCGGAACCGTCACACTCAGCTCACCCGTACTGGGCTTATAGAGCAGTTTGGCGTTGCTGGTAAACAACGTCGTCGGAGTGCCCGAAGTCGCAGAAGCAAACAGCGGGAACAAGTTCGTGCTGGTAGAAGTGTCATTCGAGAGCGATGCCCCCGCATTGACCGTCGCCCAGGAAGTGTTCGTGCCGTCCGTCGTCAGGTACTTGCCCGACTGCGAAGACTGGCTCGGGGCCAGAGCGTTGAATGCTGCCGTAGCCGTTGTCTGACCCGTGCCACCATTGGCAATCGGCAGCGTGCCGGTAACTTGAGTGGCCAGGCTCACGTTTGAAAGTGTGCCACCCAGTGTCAGGTTTCCGCTGGAGGTCACCGTGCCCGACAAACTAATGCCGTTGACGGTGCCCGTGCCGCCTACTGAAGTAACGGTGCCGGTGAACTGGTCGTTTGACGTAACCGTAAAGCTCGGATACGTCCCACTAATGCTCGTAGTACCCGCGCCCGTGAGCGATACGGTTTGATCTGGCGCACTGTTGGTGATCGTGAAGTTGGGATACGTTCCAGAGGTGCTAATGCCCGTACCAGCAGTCAGCGCCACCGTCTGATCCGGGGCGCTGTTGGTCACCGTGATCGAGCCAGCACCGTTGGCAATGCTGATACCCGTGCCAGCCGTTAGAGTGCCCTTAGTCCACAGTCCCGTAGTGGCGTTGTAGATCAGCGTCTGGCCGTTGCTGGGGCTTTGGGCCGAGACGTTGTGCAACTCGTCCAGCTCATAGCCGTTTTGTACGCGAACGTACAGACGACCGTTGCCAGCATTGGCCCGCTCGACCACGCCGATGTAGACCAGATGGTTCGGAGCGTAGGGCTTGGTGGCCGTGAGCGTACCGGCAGTCGCGCCCAGGTACAGCGTATCGCCAGGGTTGTAGGCCGCGAGGTTCAGGCCGTCTTGCACGCCCTGGCACAGCACCATGCCCGCTTGGCCCGCAGCGATGTTCTCCGCGCAGATGCCAAGCGTCTTGGCCGAAGTGGCATCACCCGTGTTGTAGGCGAGCTTGACCGATACGCGGTCACCTGCCGCCGCGAACATATAGACTGGCTGGCCCTTGGTAATCGTGACCGACTCGTCGTTGGTCACATAGGCGTACAGGGTTTGGCCAATGTCCGCAGCGATGTTGGCGTTCAGCCCCACGGTCATCGTCTGCTGGGTAGCATCCCAGTACATACGGCCCGCAGCGTTGGTGACGGTCGCGCCCGTGTCAAACTGGATGAAGTCGGGCGAGGAGATGCCGCCCGTGATCCCCGTCATCGAGGTGATGTTGTCGTTCGCGCCAGCATTGGCCCAACTCTGGTCAATTTTCTGCCAGACGGAACCGTTGAAGATCAGCCAATCGCCTGCTTGCCAGTCAGTGATACCGTTTAGATTCGTGCTACCGGCAACCGAGACGACGTAGTAGTAGCCATTGGTGCCTGTGCTGGAAACCAGCGTTGGAGTGTTCGTGCTGGCGTTCCAAGTGCCCTGATAAGACAGGCCACCGGCCACATCAGCCCAGGCTAGATCCGTACCGTCAGTTGTGAGGAACTTGCCCGCATTGCCAGTCTGGCTGGGAATCAGGTTGTTGATCTGGGTCTGCAAGGATGCCAGCGCATCAAGCACTGACTGAGAAGTGCCACCACCGTTGGTGATGACCTTGATCTTGTCAGCCAGATCAGGAGCCACCACTTCGCCCACGTTGATCGTGCGGCCCGAGGACAGGCTGATGATCAGCGAGCCGTCAAAGTCAATGTGTGCATCGGTGACCGAGACGCCATCCACACCATCTTGGCCATCCACGCCGTTGCGACCATCAGCACCCTTCGGCCCCATCGGGCCAGTGGAGCCATCCCGGCCTGCACGGCCATCGCGCCCATTGGTGCCGTCTTTGCCGTCTTTGCCATCCTTGATGGAGGCAACGCGTTGCTCGATCTTGTTGCCCACTTCATCGTAGCGGGACTTAATATCCGACTCGATCTTCTTGAGCGCCTCGATCACTAGGCGAGCCTGCTCGCCAACCTTTTGCTTTTGCAGCTCGCGGCTCTTGGCCATCGTGCCGCGAATGGACTCCAGAACAGCCTTTTGCTGTTCCTCGGACATGCCTTGGAGAATTAGCTGTTTAGCGAGGCTTTCAACGTCCATTGCCCAGCTCCTTGGTCAGCTCGTCCAAGAAGTCTTGCTCCATACCGCTGACCTTGTTTTGCTTCTCGGCCATCTGAAGCTCAACGATCTTCGACTTGTTCTTAATGTCCGCTTCCTTGAGCATCAACTCTGCGATCTTCACGCGCTTGTCGAACTCGCTCGCTTCGCTACCAGCGGGCAGGTTCTTGGTGGTCGATGCGATCACCTTGGCCTGCACTTCCTGCGGCATCAGTTGAGCCTCGGTCATGAGCTTCGCAGCCTCTGCCCGGTTCTGCTCGGCTTGCGTCGTCTGCACCGCGATCTGAGCCTGAGCCGCTTGCAGTGCGAGCTGCTGCTTGGCCATCTCAAGCTGCTGCGCCTCAGGGTTGGGCTGGGCCATCTGCTCCAGCGCAGCGATCAGCTCGTAGCGGTTCGTGAGGCTGCTGTTGGACAAGATGCCCTTGAGCAGCAGCGGCAGCACCGGAGTGTTCGGGCCGAGCGTTTGCAGCAGGCCGATGAACTGCTGCTGCTCGTACTCGCGAGCGATGATGCCCAACGTGGCCGTCGGGATGAACTTCATATCCACCGACGGATAGCGCTCGGGATCGAACTGCATGTACCGGAACGCCGCCTTCTGGATGAACGGAATCAGGAAGTCTTCCTGAAAGTTGACCAGAGTGCGTTTGTACTTCTTGATGATCGTGGCCACTGCCATCGACAGGCCACCCGCATCACGGGAGACTTGACTGACCATGCCTTGGCTATCGAGTGTACCCGTCGATTGCAGCAGCATGCGCTCAAAGTCCTTGGCCGTGGCCAGGTTCGCACCATCGGTGTTGCCGAACTTGAACGGGAACAGAATCTCGTTGGGGTTGCCGTTCGTCAGAATGGCCTTGCCCGGGCGCACTTCAAACTTCGCACCGCGAGGCAGGCGCGTAGCATCCATGGCCATCATGGGTGCGGTGGTGAGAGCCAGCGAGTCAAGGTGGCTACGCACCTCGGCATCGATGGCCTTTTGCATGTTGTAGGCCTTCTCGACCGTACCCCGACCCAGCAGGCGGTTGGGAACCGTATCATCTTGATAGGACAGCACAGGGCGATCCTTCATCATGTACGGATTCTCTTCAGCCTTGAGCAGATAGCCCTCGTTGGCGATGACGACGATCGCTTCCACCAGATCGCTGTACTCATCGGCCACCGAATCATCGGGGAAGAGGTCGGCGACTTCCTTGTTCTCTTCCAGATTCTTCAGGTACTCACGCGGCACCAGGCCGTAGTACGTCAAGAGACGAACCTTGTCGCTCTCGTACTGGCTGATCTCCTGCGTCGGCTCCAGATCGGTATCTTCGCCAGCGGGCTGGATGTTCACTTTGCGGTAGATCCCGCGCTCCATGCCCTCGACCACCTTGTGGATCGAGACATACTTCTCGATTGCCACGCCCATGCAGTCGTCAACGCTCGTACCGTTGGGGTCAAAGAGGAAGTTCTTGGGGTTGACCGGCACAATCTTCACCGCAACGCGGGGCTTTTCGATTACACCGATGGCCGCTTGGCCCATTTGCCCCGGAATCGCCTGAGTAGCGGGAACAAACGTCTTTTCCATCTTGACGACGATCTCGCCGATGCCCGTGCCGTAAATCTCGGCCATCAATTCGATCTGGTCGATGGATTTGCGGATCTTGTCCTGCTTGAAATCATCCATCAACTGAGCTTTGAGCATCTCAACGTCAAGCGGGTTGCCGTTAACGTCGCGGATGTCGTCTTCAATGTCGAAAAACTCGCCCTGGCCGAAGATCGCTTCCATGATCTCCGCGTGACGAGTCTCAACGGCCTGCTGCGTGGCCGGAGTCACCAGTTTAGAGCGCTCAGATTCGCGCATCTTGTCCTCCGACGCCCACTGGCCACGGAAGATGCGCTCATATTCTAGGTACGCGGGCAGGAAGTTGGTGTCGCGCCAGTCGCGCCAGCGGTCGCAGTGATCCGTAACGAATGCTAGAAGCTCCTTGTCACCCTCGGTAGGTTCGTAGAATTCGTTAGGTTCCATAGTCACACCCCTGAAATTACATCCAGCGGTTGCCAGTCATCTTGTTCGTCCTGTTCGAAGTAAGATGTGACCGCAAGCTGGTCTATATATGATAGGGCATCAGGCAAGTCGTCATGAACTCCCTGCGCCGGGAACATTAGAAGCTGATCCGTAAAGGAGTCCCAGTCTTCGTCCTGATTTAGCACGATTCTGCCATGCTCAAAGCGTCCTTGCAACGACCAAATGATGCGATCCGCCTTCTTTCGGTTGCCGTGCGTCAGGTCAATGATATGCGCATAGACGTTATTTTTTCGCATCAGATCGCTCAAATACGGCAAAACCGCGTTTTTTAGCGATCCCCGCTCAATTCCGACGGACAGTGGCCGGTAGTCGCGGATCTTCATCAGGATCTTCGCCGCCGTCTCCCGCACATCCCAGCGCCCGTGCTCGATTTCCTTGACGAACCACTTGCCATCCTCCGTCACCTTGACGATTGCAATGGCCGATTCGTCCAATCTTTTCTTGGCATTGGCCGCTTGTTTGGCCACTTCCTCAAATCCCGCCAAGTCCACCGCGATGAAGTAGCTGCCGGTGTTCGGTTCTTCTCCGTACTTTAGCCATTCTTCCCGAAAGATGTTTGATCCCGCGTTCGTAAATGACGCCATGTATTCAGCCTTAAAGGCGAAACTGCTCAGAGTTTTTTTGGCGTTTTCAATTTCGGCAGGATCTATTAGCTCGTTATCCGCAGTGGTAAACGTCCATGATTTGTAATCGCTCTCGCCAGATTCACCAAGTTGGTACAAATCGAAAAAGTGATTTCTACCGCGTGGAGTCCCAATAAACATCGCCTCACCTTTGCGGTCAGACAGTGCAGCTCGCACCACCTGCTCCCAAACTGATGGCTTCATGTCGGCGTACTCGTCCAGAACCACATAAGACAAAGAAACACCGCGCAGCGTGTCGGGCCTGTCCGCTCCACGGATGTAAATGGTCGCCCCGTTTACCAGTTTTATCTCTTGGTTGTTGATGTGGCTTGCTTGAATTACCTCTCGGCCCAAATCCATCAACACATCCCAAATAATCACCCGCGCTTGGCCCTGCGTCGGCGCGATGTACATAACGCTCGCCCCCTGCGGGCATTGCAAACCCTTGATCAGCAGCGTCACAGCCGCCAGCCTGGACTTTCCGCACCGACGTCCAGCGCAAATGACCTTAAATCGGGTTTTATCGTTCATTACCTGCTGTTGCCACTTCAGCAGCTTGAATGTTAGATCAGCCATTGTGGTCTCTTATGTACTTGGCTGCACGCTCCATGATGTCAGCGCTGTCTTTCAACATACCAATTCCGACATTGCACTTCGTGCACAGTAATTTTCGGATTTTTCCGGTTGCGTGGTCGTGGTCAACAACCATCTTTTTCCCCGCGATATCTTCATGGTCGTTGCAAATAGCGCAGCAGAAGTCTTGCTGCTCCCTGAGTAAATTGTACTGCTCAAGCGTTATGCCGTACCTTCGAAGCAGCCCGTTGTGGACATATCGCTCTTTGTTGTTTTCGTACCAGTCTTTTGCTTTTTGGTCGATTCTGTTTTTGTGCTTTTCGTAGTGCCTGCGCTTTTGTTCTTTGCGCTTTTCAGGGTTGTTAGCGTGCCACTGGGCTACTTTTACTCGTTGGTACGCCTTACGGTCTTCCGATTTATCGCGAGCGGAGACACAAGCCTTGCACTTGTACTGATAGCCACGGGTGATCTTTGTCGCTTTGTGAAAGCTGGACGTAGGGAACTCGCCTTTGCAGGCGCTGCATAGAAGCTGAAGCATGGTTTTCCTCTTGTAGAAGGTTGGGGTGTTCAACCACGCGCACCCCAAACGCGCTACAAGCCTGTACTCAGGTCGGTTGGCTTCAATTATACGTCAACCACCCCATCTTCACCAGCTTCAATGATCGTTGGAGTTTCGCCCAACCCAGTGATGTTGATCGTGACGGCAGAGCGCGTCCCCTTTTCTTTTTCGAACATACTGACCGGCAGCGCTCTGTCCAGACACATCTTCAGTGCCGCCATCTGACCTGGGTGGTTATCGTTTAGCGCAATCTGGATTACCTTCTCCGCCACATCCTTGCCGCCAGAGCGGATCATTATCTCTTTGAGTTCCTTGATGCGCTGGTTATCCGTCTTAGGCAAGATAGACGGGGGATTAACTGCGTACTGCTGGATCGTCATTTGCTTTTTTTTCGGGATCACATTAGCTCCATGTAAAAAGATTGATTTTGCTTTTTCAGAGGGGGGGAGGCACCCACAATTACTCGCGGCCGAGGCGACCCCTCCCCCCCCTATCGAGTTATCCACAGGTTATCCACAGGTTGTCCACAGAAGGAAGTTCTAACTGTGGACAACATGTTGATAACTCACCTAAGTTGTTGATTTCATTGAGAGTGCGCGAAACGCTGGCAGCGCGGGAGAAATACAACGGTCATTATGTCAAATGAAATCACAGTTTCGGGGCGGAAAAGTATTACAAACAGGGCCGTCTACAGGGCAATTGTGGACAACTTTGGGTCGGATCTGTGGATAAGCTGTGGATAACTTAGTTAGCGAGCACTCACTAACGTCTGATCGAGGGGGGAGAGAGCGGGGGAGAGAGGGGCGGAGGGTGCTTTCCAGGGGTACCTGCTCCATTGCATAATCAATTCCACCAATCAAGTTCTTATCCCTCATAGCCGTTCTCTATTCACCAGTGCCGCAGCAAGGCCTCTTAAAGCCTCTCAGAGGCGTTTTTCTCATCGTCATAGGGGATGGTGAGGGTTGCCCTCTCCAAACGCATCCAGGGCCGTAATCCGAGGTTATAGAAGTGTCCGTAGGCATCAAGCACTTCCTTGAAGCCTTTGCTCATGTCGCCCTCGCCAGCAGCCTGCAGGATGCGCCTCTCAGCCTCACCAAGCTTGCGCTGGAAGTACGTTGTCCTCGAATCCGCTGGCCTTCCCATCCCCAACCTCCATTAGTAAATTCGTATCACCGCCAAAAATCGCCTGTTAGCATCCACTAACAAACCCCAATGACCCCAGACGCAGCATGACCCTATGACCCCAACCCTAAGGGTTGGGGGTCAGGGAGGGTCAACTTTGCTGCTTTTTTGAGCAACTTTGACCCTGACCAGGGTCATGACCCTAGGGTCATCCAGGGTCAACTTTTCCCACATTCTCACAAACCACACATTAAACATTTTTGCGTAACATCAACGCACTGGCGTTGGCCTCATCCACCATGATCCATCCATGCTCGGTGGCCTCGATCATCCCAGCCTGGAGCATCGCACCGATCATTTTGTCGTTGTACGACGGGTTCACCATGTTCCTGATGGTGCGCTCGGCGTTGCCGTCAGCCGCCAGTTTGTCCTTGAGCGCTGACCTGGTGAGGTACGGCGCACCGCCCAAATCCTCCGCACCGCTGGCCCACCAAGCGTTCTCCCACACCTTTCTGAACCCATCTATCTTGGAGTCCTTCTTAGTCGGTGCTGCTGGGGCTTGCGATTCAATAACCACGGCGCTAGTTACAGCCTGATTATCTTCGTCATACCAGCCCGGAATAGTTACCTGCTGCAAATCCAAGAAAACCGGCTTTGCAAGCTCCGCATCCTTGGACTTTCTCTGCACCAATTGCATGGGGCTATTTGGCCCGGCGGGGATCACACTTATCTCAATATCTAATGCACCGCGCCAAGCGCTTGATCCTCGGGCACGGTGCTGGGCCTCCTCGGATACGCCGGTGTGATGCACTAAGATCACCGAGCAGTCAAACTCCTGCATAAGATTGCCGCAGGCATCCAGCATGGTCTTGGCGTCCTGGGCGCTGTTCTCATCGCCCGCTAGGAACCGGTGCAAGGTATCGACCACGATCACCTTCGGCGGGCTGGGCAGCATGCGGATGTGCTCAACCACTTTGAGGTAACCAGCGGGCGTGTTCAGATCACAGCCGTGCTTGGACAGCCACATATTGATCGGGCCGGGCTTGTGCTGGTGCTTCCAGGCGGCAATGCGTCCACGCAGACCGTGGTGACCCTCACCGGCCAGATAGACGACGTTGCCGTGGCGAACTTTGTTGCCGCACCAGTCAGTAGTAGAGGAGGCGGATTGTGTATCCGATGCAATACGCAGACACCAGTCCAGCACAACGAACGTCTTGCCACCGCCCGACGGGCCATGAACCATGACAAGGGCGTGGTCTTGGATCCAGCGCTTGACCAGCCACGAGATGGGGCTGGGCTGAGCAGAGAAGTCATCTGCGGGAACTAGCCAATCGTCGGCAGCGGGTGCGAGAAGGCTCGCCAAATCGTTCCCGGCTTGGGCATAATCATTAGCATCACCAGGTTCTGGAGGCATAACCATGCGCGCTCCAAACTTGGCGCAGGCCTGCTCGGCGTAGCGCTGGCCAACGCCCGACTTGTCATTGTCAGCCACGATCACCAGATCCTGCGCTGCACCATAAATCTCCCGCAACTTGCCGGTGACCGTCACGAGGTTGGAGGCCGAGTAGGCAATAATCACGGGCCGATCAATCGTTTCATGGATCGTTGCAGCAGTGGCAAAGCCCTCGGCAACGTAGATCGTGCCCGGTTCGTCCGAGCTACCGAGCTGCCAGAACTTGCCGCCCGTCTGCCCACCGGGGTGATAGAGCTTGCCGCCTTGGTGGTCGATGTACTGCAGGCTCGAAAGCGTCCCGTCAGCATCGTACAGAGGCACGACAAGGCGTCCATCGCCGGTAATCCGTGCGCCATGCACGCCAATGCCCTTGGCCACGAGGTACGGGTGCTCGGGGCTTGCGGGGTTTGCATTGGCCCAGATCTGCTCAACCGTCTCGCTCGCCACTTGGTGCTGGCGCTCAAGGGCTGCATCTCTAAGGGCTTTGGCCTCTGCAAGGCGCTTGGCATTGGCCATCTCCTCGGTGTGCGTGAGCTTGCGCCCAACCTCAGCACGCCAAGTCACCTCAATGCCCGATCGCCAGCAGCCAAAGCGCCCAGCGGGAATGCCGTCGCCAAAGACCAGATACCAACCCGGTTTATCACCGTGACCGGGCGATCCTTTGCTGCCGGATTTGAATCGGTGAATCTTGCCGTCCAGATGCACCTCATCGGGCGGCTCAAGACCGGCTGCGCGAATGGCGTCGATCAGTTGAACGTCAGGGGGAGCGATCTGTCGCTGTGGCGAGGGTGACCACGGGCCACCTAGGATGTTGGAGAGGTCAGCCAATTTTTAATCTCCACAGAAGCATTCGATGCTGCCTGCGTTGTTGAACATGTCAGCTTGGTTGTTGATGAAGTGCCGCATTTGGCTGTAGCTCGGGCGGTCAGAGCGGAAAGTCGCGCCAATAGCGTCTTCCTGATTGGCCCACCAAATGGCGCGATCGGGATTGTCTTTGATCAGCCCCATGATCTGTTCTGGGCCTTTGAGGAAGCACAGATCACAGTTTCCCTGTGCCGTCACGCCGTCACGAAAGGTCAGATTCAGATCAAAGATCTGCGCCTTCCAAAACGTCTGCACATCGTGCTGCGTAACGCCAGCGTCCGCAAGGGGAACGCGAAGATCTCTAGCCCGCAGTTTAGGCAAACGCCGAGGCTCGTCTGCACGCACGCCGACCATCGTCTCAGCGTCCTCCAGCCCTATC